TCTTTTATTTCGGGAAGTAGATCAGTTGGTAGATCGGGTGGTTTGGGACCATCAGGCCGCAGGTTCGAGTCCTGTCTTCCCGACAATAATTTTTCCAATATGTCTTTGTAATTGGTTAATATTTATAATAAAACCAATTATTATGAAAAATATAACTAAAGAACAATTTTTAGGTATTGTTAGACACTCATTAACTTTTCTTGGAGGTATTTTACTTACACAAGGTATGATTGATGCTACTTTGTTAATGGAAGTATCAGGTGCTATTGTAACATTAGCTGGTGCTATTTGGTCTATAGTAAGTAAAAAATAATGAAAGACTTTTTCAAGAATATGTTTTCCAATAATGAAGGTACTTCTTCAAAAAGAGTACTTGGTGCTATTGGATTAATTTCTATGATTGTCTTTATGTTTATTCATCCCACAAGTAATATTGCCGTAGAAACAGTAGGATACGTTACTATTGCTTATGGATTAGGTACAGTAGTTGAAAAATTCGCCAAAAAAGGCTCAAATCCCGAAGTATAATGTCTGCTCCAAAAACAACATTAGTTGAGTTTCCCGAAAATCAGTATTATAAAACTCAATTTACTAAAAAACAAATTTATCTCCACCATACTGCAGGAAATGCTGATGGAAAAAATGTATTCCATGGTTGGAAAAGTGATACCCAAAGAATAGGAACTTGTGTTTCCATTTCAGGTAAAGGTAAAAATACAATAGATGGTGAAATAGTACAAGGTTATTCATCTAAATTTTGGGCATATCATTTAGGAGTTAAAACTAAGTATTTCCAAGCAATGAAATTACCATATAAAGAATTAGATAAACATTCTATTGGTATTGAAATTTGTAATTGGGGTCAATTAACTCTTAAAGATGGTAAATTTTACAATTATGTAAAACGTGAAGTACCAAAAGAAGAAGTATGTGAATTAAGTACGCCATTTAGAGGTTACAAATTTTATCACAACTACACAGACGCTCAAATAGAATCTACAAGAAAATTGTTAATATATTGGGGTGAATTATATAATATTCCTTTAACATATAACGAAGATATTTGGGATTTAACTCCTAGAGCATATAAAGGAGAAGCAGGAGTATTTACTCACTGTTCAGTTAGACCTGATAAAGTAGACATCTATCCCCATCCTAAGATGATTGAGATGTTAAAGTCACTATAAGCGCATATATTTATTATCACAAAATTTGCGCGTGGTTCTGCGATCCCCTGTTGGTCGTTTAATATAAGCGCTATAAAAAAGTTATATACGATATTTATGCGCGTGGATGCAGATAAAATATTTGGATTATTCAATGGTGAAGAGCCCGAATCTTTACCTGAAAAAGCTAAAATGGCTGATGCCTTATTAGACTTTAAAGAACATCCCTTATTCTGGGTAGGTATGTTTAAAAAACTTATCCATAATCATAAAACATTTAATAGAAAGGTAATGAATTTCTTCTCCCAGATGGATGAGGAATTAGACCTTTATGATGTTGAACAAGCCGGAGAATTTGTAGTTTACAATAGAGCTTGGTTTTGGATTTCAAAAATTGATACTCAAGTTTCCTCTCATCAAGATGCTTTATTACATTACGCAGATGAGTATCTTCTTACTTATGTAAAATTCGCTATTTCATATTTTGAAGAATTTGAAGAATATGAAAAATGTGCGCATCTTGTAAAAATTCAAAATCTTCTTAAGGAACTTTTAAACTAAGCTTGGCACCCCAGAATTCATATATTATATTGGGGATACGAGAGAAAAAGAAAATAAAGAATGTTATGAAAAACAGAGAGATTATAATGAGACGGTTAGAGCGAGCCGAGGGAGAAGTAGAGAAACTACATATGTTCCTAAATCGTGGGGGTTCAAGAGAACAGGTGGAAGAAGTATTGATTACTCTTCGTGAATCCCTTGATGATGCTAAATCATTTATTCAACAAGAACCTCTAGGTCCGGGGGAAGTTAATCGTTTTTAAATTATGCAACTAACAGCAGAACAAATTCAACAAAATTGGTTGGATTTTATTGGTTTTATTGATGACCATATTTCCGAACCACGTAAAACAGCACTTAAAGCATTTTATGAAAAATATGAAGACCGTATCATTTTGATGCCGGCTGCTCATAAAAAAGAATACCATAATGCTTTTCCTGGGGGCTATGTAGAACATGTTAATCGTGTTATAACTTGTGCTTTACATCTTCACAAATTATGGGGAGAAATGGGTGCCGATTTGGATACATTTACTAAAGAGGAACTTGTATTCTCTGCTATTAATCATGATCTAGGTAAAATGGGTTCTGAGGAAGAAGAATCATATGTTCCTCAAACTGATCAATGGCGTAAAGATAAACTTGGTGAAGATTATATGTTCAACACTAAAGTTCCATTTGCATCTGTTCCTGATAGAGGACTATATCTACTCCAGGCACATGATGTTAAGTATTCATTTAATGAAATGATTGCCATTCAAACTCATGATGGTTTATATGATAAAGCAAATGAGAAATATTTAATGGCTTTTATGCCCGAACAAAAACCACGTACTTCTCTTCCATTTATAATCCACCAGGCGGATTTAATGGCTGCTCGTATTGAGTTTGAACGTGAATGGTTACCTAAACTACAAGGTAACTTGGATACTAAGAAAAAAGGTTTTACATTGGAATCAAATAAAAAACAACCTTCAAAAGATAGTAAACAAACCAAAGCATTAGGTTCACTAAAAAATGAAGGTCTTAAAAATTTATTAGATAACTTATGATAGGACTTACAATAATTTTAGGTATATTGGTCGTGATCCTTGGATACACGACCTTTAACCTCTTACGAAAAAATGAAAAACAGGAAGATATCCTCGCGGGATATATGACCTATTTAAATAAAATTTCTCAAACCATAGAAGCCGCCGATAAAAAAATCCAAGAAATAGATATCAAAGGCAGCTTTAAATCAGATGATGAAGTAGGATTTTTCTTCCAACAGATACAAAGCATTCAGACTATCCTAAATACTTTCATCATTAAGAATGTTGAAAAGTAATGGAAGTAGTAGTAAAGAAAAAGAAAAAAGGGGTACAATACTTTACTCAAGATACTGAGGATGCTATTGTATTATATAATCATACTGAGGATTCCGAAGAAAGAAGTAGAATTTATAGAGAAAGAATTCACTATGGATTTTTTAAATTAACCGAAAATATTATCCACACTTTTAAATTCTATTATACAGAAGTAGATAATATTGAAGATTTACAACACGAAGTAATTACATTCCTTCTTTCTAAAATTCACTTATATGATCAATCAAAAGGTGCAAAAGCATATTCATATTTTGGAACTATTGCAAAACGTTATTTAATTCTTTCAAACCAGAAAAATTATAAAAAACGTGTTGATACTGCCCCCATTGAGGTTTTAGAAGAAGATGAAAATCATTCTTACAATATTGATGAAGGATCATATGATGAAAAATTGTCTAGTTTTATAGATGAATTTACTAATTATTGTACTGAAAATATTTTTGAAATTTTTCCAAAAGAATATGATGCTCAAATAGCAGATGCAATTTTAGAACTATTCCGTAAACGAGAAAATCTAGATGTATTTAATAAAAAAGCCCTTTACATTTATATCCGTGAACAAGTTGATGTAAAGACACCTAAAATAACTAAAATAGCTAATCAGCTTTACGATATCTTTAAAGAAAACTATGTCTTTTATTTAGAACACGGATATACAAATTTCTAGTTTCAATATTTATTAGAAACAAAATTGTATATTTATGTCACAATTTGATAGTGTAATATTTGGTAAGAAAAAATTTTCCGACATTTTGGAGGAAATTTATAATAACCAACAGAAAAAAGATAAACAAGTCACAGCTCTTATAAATGAGTTAAAACCCCTTATTTCAGAAATTGGGGATGCTACTCTTGTAGTTCCATTGATTAAAGAATATATGGAAATAAGTGTTAAAAATGATGATTTGTTAATTAAAATGGCCGCGTTAGCTCAACGTGCTATGCAAACTCAAACAGCAGATGGTACTTTAACTATTTCTGATGAAGAAAAAGAACAACTTCTTTCAGCAATGAATGAGTTAAAAGGAGAAAAATAATGGCTAACAGATACGGATTTTCAGCATTAAATAGAAACCTTAATACCAATTTAAATAATGGTTTTGGGGTAAAAAATGCTATAAATCAATATAATTTAATTAAGTCTGTTAGAGTTTTAAGTATTGTATTAGATGAAAATCACCCAAGATTTAAAGAATTAGGTGAATGGAATGCTTTGGGGGTAATTGAATACGAAGAAGTAAATAATCCAATTCCATCTCCAAGTCTTCCTACTGCTAGACCGATAATGGGTAATTCTAAAAGATTACCATTAATTAATGAAATAGTTTATATAATAGGTCTTCCCGATACTAATATTGATACTATATCTTCTAATACAGTTGCTTATTATATTGATGTGGTTTCATTATGGAATCATCCTCACCATAATGCTTACCCAACAGCTCCTAATGAATTACCTGCTTCCCAACAAAAAGATTATGTTCAAACTCAAGCAGGAAATGTTAGACGAGTAACTGATCAATCAACAGAAATATTTTTAGGTAAAACTTTTAAGGAACGTTCTAATATCCATCCAATATTACCTTTTGAAGGTGATATAATTTATGAAGGTAGATGGGGTAATAGTATAAGAATTGGTTCTACTGTAAAGGGAACCATTAATAATTGGTCATCTACAGGAACAAATGGAGATCCTATTCTTATTATTAGAAATGGTCAAGGAACACAAAGCGAAGAAGGATGGGTACCAACAGTAGAAGATATTAACAATGATGAATCTTCTATTTATTCTACAAGTACTCAAAAAATCCCTTTAAAAGCATCGTCAACTAATTATTTTAGTTACAAATCTAATACTCCTCAAACCCCTGATCAATATGCTGGAAAGCAAATTATTTTAAATTCGGGTCGTTTAGTATTTAATACAACAACAGATCACATACTATTAAGTAGTAAAAAATCTATAAATCTAAATGCCGTTGAAGGAGTTAATATTGATACACCAACAGTAGTTGTACAATCTGGAAACATTTATTTAGGATCTAAAAATGCAAGTGAACCTTTATTATTAGGTGATCAAACGGTTAATTTATTAAACCAATTAATTTCTAACCTTTCAGGATTTATGCAAGTTTGTTCCACAGCAGCTGCAACACCTCCAGGCACATTTTTAATCCAATTAAATACAGCGGCAGTTCAAATGAATAGTAGTTTATTAGCAATTCAAGCTAATTTAGAAGGACTTAAATCAAAATATAATTATACAGTATAATGGTAGACCCAGCTAAATTAGATCAACTTAGATTAACAGAATTAGCTTCATTAAAGAAAAAAGCTATTCAATCTGGCCAAAAATCTGTTAATGCGGAACAAATTCAAAAAGCATTACCTGATGATTTAAAACCAAAAGGAGCTGCAAAACTTCCATTATTATTATTTGGATTAAGTTCACAAATTCCCCAAATAATTGAACCTTCTTTACAAAATTTAATTCAAAAATATATTCCTGATGTTAATACTTGCCCAAGTCCAGCAATTTTGCAAGAATTATTAGCTCAGAGAGATGATATTGTTCAATCTTTAAATAAAATTGGAATTAAAATAGACCAAACAGGAAAATCTCTTACAGGAGCTTCTGATTTTCTTAATTTATCATTAGGGTTAATTAATACTATAGACATAGCATCTATTGCTATATCGGCCGCTTTAAAAATCCCTCCAGTAAGTACATTACCCATCCCAGGAGCAATTCCTTCTGCATTAAATGATGCTCAAACATTTATTAGAAAAACAACATTTGATAATAAAGGAATTTCAAAACTTGCTAAAATACAAGGAACATTAAGTAGTGCTTCTTTAGTAATTTCACTTACTGGTCAATATGTTTTAAAAGCAAAAGAAACATTAACTATTATAGATTCTTATATTAAAAAATGTAATAAAGATGCAAATTTAGAACCAATATCTAAAATAATTAATGATATAGCAAATTCACAATTACAAGCAGATCAAACTCAAAACCAAACAACTTACAATGGTTTTATAATTGAAATTGAAGAAGTACCATATACTCCTACAGTAACTCGTAGAAGAGCTATAGGAAAAGACAGCTCAGGAATAGTTTTAATCCAAACAGAATTATCTTTTACTACAGATAGTCAAACATTAATTAATGAACTTAAATTTATTATTGATAGAGATAATTTACTTACAGATTCTTCACCAAATCCATTAGCACCTGCTCCTGCTTCTGCAACAACAATTCCAGTATCAGTACCAACAACAGAAGTTCAAGCAGAAACATCTACACCAACAACTCCTACTTCTACTCCAACCCAAGATTTATTTCCTTTTGGTTATGCTGGGAAAAAAGTAGGTGATAAAGAAAGAAAAAGAATAAAGAAAAAAGGAAGAGATACAGTAGAAGTTTATGAATGGGATGGAAACCGTTGGGTATTAATAAAAACTAGAGGAAATTAACATAAAAAACATAAAACTTAAATATTTATAAAGTGATGAAAACTACAGAACTTAAAATTTTAATCAAAGAAGCTGTAAGAGAAGCTATTCAAGAGGAATTAAAAGATATCCTTTTGGAAGCAGTTCGTGCTCCTAAAACAGTTGTAGCTGAATCTTTAAGAGATACTTACGCACAACCACATATTGAAAAACCAAAACAATTAAATGCTGCTGAAAGACGCGCTATGTTTGGTGGTTTATTAGAAGAAATGCAAAATGGAGGAGTAGCTAACTCTCAATATGCTGGTAATTTCCAACCCATTAGATACTAAACCTAGTACAGGTATTGGTATTGCTTTACCATTTAATGTTCCGGGAGTATTTAAAACTACTTACACTACAAAAGATACCGTTAAATATGATTTAATTAATTTTTTCTTAACAAACCAAAATGAAAGATATTTAAATCCAACATTTGGGGGAAATTTAAGAGCATTTTTATTTCAACAAATTACCTCAGGTAATACAGAGTCTTTAAGAGAAGATATTCAATATCAACTTTCGGTATATTTTCCTATGGTTGTTATTGAAGATTTATCAATAGATTCCATACCAGAATTCAATCAAATAAATGTTGTATTAAAATACAATATTGCAGATACAGGTTTAAATGATACAATACAATTAGCATTTACATAATGGCCACTACAAAAAGAAAAAATATTCAATATATTAATCGAGATTTTAGCGAAATAAGAGCTAGTTTAGTTGACTATGCTCGCACATATTTCCCTACAACTTATAATGATTTTACTCCATCATCAGTAGGAATGATGTTTATGGAGATGGCTGCCTATGTAGGTGACGTTTTATCATTTTATCTTGACAATCAGGTTCAAGAAACATATTTACAATATGCTCGTCAAACTAATAACTTATATGAGTTAGCTTATATGTTTGGTTATAAACCAAATGTAACCCAAGTTGCAACAACTTTTATTG